GGTGGCCTTGGGAACGTAGTAGTTCCCACCGCCCGCAGTCGTGTTGATCTGGATGCCGGCAGCGGTGTTCCGAGCCTGACGCTGGGCGTAGTCCAGCTTGTAGGTCGTGAACGATGCCACCTGGCCGACCAGAGCACGGCGCAGCGCGCTGTCGGAGATGTCGTTGCCGAAGCTGCGAGCACTCGCGCCACCGTTGGCCAGGTTGCTGGCCATGCCGTTGTAGTCGCGGGTGGACAGAGCCAGGTAGCGGTTCTCCATCGGAACGCCCTGCTCGTTCATGATGGCGTCGCACTGCGCGACATCATCGAAGCCCGAAGCGGCGGCCGGACGGCGCACAACCAGCGTGCCCTGCCGACCAGCGGTGGTCAGCACAGCGACGTTGATGTCCGAGGCGAGCTTCTGGCGGGCGGCGTCGCCCAGACGGTTTTCCTGCAGCGCATCGCGCAGCTCGGTGGCCGACATGATCCATGGCACCGACTTCTGGAAGCCGATGGTCGCGGGCACCGACAACTGCGTGTAGTCAGTGAAGTTGAAGGTCTGGTCCGTGCCGTTGTAGGACACGGCGATGTAGGGCTGCGGACGCCAGATGACGTTGTTGGTCCGCTCCATCATCGTCTGGTCGGTGTTGTAGACCGAGACGTTGCGGGACAGTACGAGGGCGTCCTGAAAGCCTTCGAGAAGGTCTTCGAAGGCGACGCGCTCTTCCTTTGAGAAGCTGTTGCTCATGGCGAGCCTTTCATGCGTGAGTAGTTTCCACGCTCTTCAAGGTACTCAATAGCTTTTCGCAGCACATCGGGACTGTCTTTCAGACACCCGATACCGTGGTTGCATCCTCTGCAAAGAAGCCCGCGTACAGCGCCGGTTTCGTGGTTGTGGTCAACGCACGCGGACGAGGAGCTTCTGCCTTTCGGCATCAATCCAATTCCGCAGATGAGACACTTTCCGGACTGCTCTTGCCAGAGCTTGTTGAAGCACTCTGGCGTCATGCTGTAGTTGCGGTGTAGGTTCCGCATCCACGTCCTGAACTGCACATCTTCGCGCGACCTGTAACCTTCGTGATAGGCTTTTTGGTACTCTGCAACTTGGTCTGCGTTTTGCGTGCGCCAGTCTCTCTGGTACTCCGCGATGCGCTCCTTGTTGCTTGCGCGCCAAGCCTTCATCCGGGCCTTCTGCTTCTCCTTCGCTTCGGAGCCAGCCATCTCGTATCTTTCCAAGCTCCTGGAAATGAGTGAACGATTGCCGCTGTTGCGGCGCCTGCTTACTCACCCCGTCAGAGTCGGGCGGCCACTCAATTCAATCCGCTACTGCCATTTTTGGCTGGCGAAACCTGCGGTTGCCGCGAATCTACCACACTTGTGGCAATGGTCAAGCCCTGGCTTTCGCCGCCAATTGTCGCTTGTACGCCACCACCTTCGTCATGTCGCCCGTGCGCGCCGCCTCCTCGCGCAGCCGCTCCAGCGTCGAATCGACGGAGCCGCTGACAGGCGCAGTGCCGGCGGGCAGGCTGCGCTCAGGCGCTGGAGGTTTGGTGCGTGGGGTGATCTTCAACTGTGCCTCCAGTTTGGCAACGGCGAACGCGAACTTCACCGGGTCGGTGATCGCGGCGAGTTCCTTGGCGCGCTTGGGGTTCTTGCCCAGCGCGTAGACGACAAGTGCAGGGTTTTCTGCGCCCTGCAGAACGACGCCCTGCTGGGTGACGTTCAGCGTCTCCATTACCGTGTGTTCGGCTTCGTCGTAGTCGCGCACCTTGAGCTCGACCTTCGCCTTGCCGTACCCATCGAGCTTGGCCTGCCACGCCTTCTGCGCCTCCTCGGCCTGCTTCCGCGCCTCGCGCTCGGCCTTGTCGGCCGTGGCCTTCTGCGCGTACCAGGTTTCCAGCGCCGTCTCGTAGCGGTCGGTGTCGTAGTCGTGGTCTTCGAGCTTGGGCTTCGGGCCGACGGGCTTCGGGCCTGCGGGTGCTGCCTGCTCTTTGGCCTCGTACTCCCGCACCTTGCGCTGCAGTTCGCGGTGCTGCTTGCGCAGGTCGCGGACCCACTCCGGCGCTCGTTCTGTCTCTTCCTCCGGCGGCGCCTCGTCACCGATGCTGACCGTCACCTCTTCAGGCTCTGGTGCAGCTGCTGCCGTCTCGAGCTCTGCCGCCTCCGGCTCGGGGGTCACATCGGGCGCGTCCTCGACGGCCACATCCTGCTCATCGCCGCTGTCGCCCTCATGCACTTCCGTGCTGCCGTCAGGCTGCGTCACTTCTACTCTTGCCATGTCGTCCCTCTCGGCTGATGCGGTCAGCCGGCAACCGTTCGGCGACGTGCCGATCCGTTACAGCACCGGCCGCGGCGGCGTGACAGGCGGCTGCTGCGCGGCGAGCGTGTCCATCACCGCGAGGGTGTCCTTGACCTGGGTGCTGTCGATGTTGGCCAGCGTCTCAAGCGTCTTGGCCTGCGTCAGTTCGCTCTCCGTGCCCGTCTTGATGACGTCGGCGCGGGCCTTGGCGGCCTTGGCCAGCGCCTCCTCGGCCGCAGCCTGGAGCAGCATGTTGTTCGGATCTTGCTGCTGCGCGGCGGCCTGCAGGCGCTCCATGTCCTTCTCTTCGGGCTCCAGCGCGCCCATGTCCACCAGCTTGCGCCGGAAGTACTCACGCGTCTGCTCCAGCCCTTCACCCTCCATGTTGAGGATGACCATCGCCTGCAGCACCGACTGCGTCTGCGGGTCTTGGGTGATGGCGATCAGGTTGGTCAGGGACTGAACGATGGACTCGCGCTGGCTGCGGAACGACGGGCCGATCTCGACAGCGAGGTCGAACTCAGCATCAGACAGGTCGTTCTCGTACTCCAGACTGCCCTCGTCAGTCACCATTGGCTTCATCAGTTCAATGGAGCCAACCTCGTTCTGCGACCCGAGGCCCTTCATCTTGCGCCCCGGCTCGACGTAAGTCTCCTTGGCCATCGCCAGCCACACCTCGCCGCAGCGGCGCTTGGCCTTGGCGTAGTTCGAGATGTAGATGAACGACTGCATGTCCAGCCGGCCCTGCACCAGTTGGACGGCCTTGCCGCTGACGTTGGCGACGATCTTGTCGCCTTGCTCTTGGTTGCCGAGCACATCGCGGATGTCCTGCTCGGTGATCTGCAGCAGCGCCGCCATCGCGGGCGGAATCTGCGGCGACTTCGTGTAGGCCACCGGCCCCGCAACCTGCGTGGAGCCGTCCGCGCCCGTGATCGCGTTGACCAACATGTAAGGGTAGTTGCGCAGGTTGTCGTCCTGCCACATCACCTGGTGGCCTGCCACCTGTTCGGGCACGAAAATGGGCTTCTCGACGCTCGACATCGCAGCGATCTCGGCCATCTTGGACAGCTGCATGTTCTTGAGCCGCTGCGCGTCCTTGGCCAGGCGCACATGGCCGCAGCACCGCTCGATGTTGTCCACAAACCACCGCTTGCCGTAGACCGGAATGATCGGGATGTGCTTGCCGGCGATGTAGCCGCAGTCCTCCAGCACCTTGGAGCCGCTCATGATGTACTTGTGGACCTTGCGCACCTTGATACGCTTCTGACGCACCTCAACGCTGCCGATGGCGGTCAGTTCGGCCAGTTTGTCCTCGTCCAGTTCGCTGTCCCGGTGACGCTCTTCGTCGCCGTCCAGCGTGCGGAAGACGCGGACGGTGTCGGGCACCATCTCGACGCAGTAGTACTCGGCCACGAACACCACGTCGGGCGTGGCCCAGTCGAACTCGTACTGGTGGATCTCCTTGGGCCACGTCGCCGGGTCGTCGCCCCACTCGGCCCGATAGGCGTCGTAGGTCATGCTGGTCAGCACGAAGCACTTCGTCGCATCAGCCTTGTCCTGGCGCTTGGCCTGCAGGTCGAAGAAGACGGACGAGTCCGCGTCGAAGATCGGCTCGATCCTGACGCGCTGCTTCTCGTCCTCGTCGTCTTCCTCGTTCTCGTAGACCGTGCGCAGCCGGAAAGCCCCAAAACCACCGCTCACCGCCTCGTCAAAGGCGTTGTCATAGGCTTCCTCGGCGTTTGAGTCCTGTTCGTCGGCCCGAAACAACTGGTC